TGCCATTGCATTATCTTTGAAAAATGAAATAAAAGGAAGAAGTCCTTTTACCATAATGTTTTGGAAACCGAGTACTAAATCGTCGATTTCTTTTGTAAGCTGTCCGAGTGCAAATGCATCTGGGTTCATTAACTCTGTTATTCTACCAAATTTTTGTTCAGCTTGCTCTAAAACATTATTAAATACGGCTTGTGTTCTCTCAAAAGCGTTTAAATCCTCTCTTGCTTTACCAACCGCTAGTGCATAATCTCTAGTAGCATTTTCGAGTCTAAGTACGATACCTAATTCATCTAATAGTTCTGGTTCGGCTTTTGTCACACCTCGAACTAATCTGTTGAATGAGTCTGTTAAATCTCGACCTAGTGCTAAAGAAGCGTTCTTTGCAGCTGTTCCTAACAGTGTCATTTGGTTTGCACTTAACCCGGAAGCAGTACCAATAGCAACAGCACTCGCGGCTGCTTTAAAGTCTAGCATACCTTGAGTTGCCGCTTGTAAATCATTTGTTAAAGTTTTATATGCGACACCAGTAACCGCTCCAAAAGCTTTCTGCCCTTCGAGTAGGTTTCTGGTTTCCATTGAGGATTTTAAGAATTGAAATGCTGCTGAAACGGCAAATACTTGAGCAGCAATGGTTGCATAAACTGCAACAATACCACCTTGCATGGTTTGTGCTTGCTTACTAAAGTTTTTTGTTGCGTTGGAAGATTGCTGAGTTACACCCTTAATTCGACGGTCAGTTGACTGCGAAGCTCTTCCAAGATTATCCATCTCTTTAGCAGCTTTTTTAGTCTTGCCTTCTAATAGTTTAAGAGTACCGTCATCTCCAACGGTGAATACTAGCTGTCCACCTTGTATCTTTTTTCCTGCCATTTACCTTTTGCTCTTTGCTCGCCTCATGTCGGCGTCTTGCTTACGTTTAAGCTCTTCATTGATATTTATCGTGCTAGCGCTTTCTACGTGCTTCAAGAAAAAACAAACAGTTTTTTTATCGTCAACTTCTTGTATATTTAATAAGTCATTTAAAGGAGACCAGTCCTTTCCCATATAAGACCCACTTGCTCCGTCCCATCTATCTGGTAACATAGCATGTATGACAAAAGCCTCCTGAATTTCTAACGGAAAATCCGATATTTCAGGTGGCATTTCATCTGGGTCAGGTTCTTGCCCTAGTTGATGACACATCTGTAAATATGCATCTATAGAGATATTACTATTAAAGACTCTGTCTATCTGTGCAAGCGCCCAGGCTACTTGCTCTGCGTAAAATTTTCTAACTCACCCACTTGTTCTGTTACCCAATTATCAAAGTCACCTGAGTTTTTCATAAGTACTTCTATATTTTCTTGTGAAAAGTCAAGTTCTTGTTGTTCTTGTTCTGGAGACATATCTCCTAGAAGTAACATATTTTTTGCATAACCAAGTTTAAATCCTGACCAGCCCTTAATAACTGCTTTAGTGTACTCTGTTAAAAATTTATCATTGTCCATTTCTTCTTCGTAACCTCTAGTCTTTTTATTAAAAACTTGATTTACACAACGATTTCTTAATTTTACGAGTTCTTCTCTAGCAAGGTAACAAAGCTTTACTTTGAAACCTTCACAGCCAGGATAGTCAAATTCTACTGTTTTTGTTGGAGTCATTAGACTCTTTAATGAGACAGCCTTTGCTGGAGCGGTCTCTTTTTTTACTGTATCGTTCATTTATTTTTTTCCTAAAAAAGGTGGGCAAGATAATCCTGCCCACCGTTGTTAATTATGATGTGTATGTAACGGTTATTTCGTTAGCACTTGAGCTGGCTGTAGCTGAAGATAAATCAGCTGGTAGCGCATGGAAATTAACATCTACACCAATCACATCTTCAATAGAGTGAGTTGGTAATTCTAGATGACAATTTGGTACTGCTACTGCAACTTTAGGAGCACTTGCTCCACCAATGCTAAATGTCATATCGAAACTATTAGTAATAACTGTTGACGCTTCGTGTAGGTCTTCTAATAAGTCCATTGAGCCGTCAGCAACATTATTTAAGTAGCAGGTAAAGTTACCTGATACACTTCTAGTTCCCATTACATGCCCTAGAGGCTGATTAACAGACCCTAAGGTTTCTGGTGTTAAGTAAGTTAGATTGTTTTCAATCGTAATATTACCACCTGTTAAGACTATATTATAAGTCTTATCAGCACCAAGTTGTGTTTCTCCATCAGAAGCGACCCCTGAAGGTGCACCTGTTGAATCACTTAAATCAAAAGCAATTGCTAATGAAGTAAGTTTTTGTCTGATGTAGTTTGAAGTACTTGCTATTCCTTCATTAACCAAACCTTTGGTAGAAAACTCCTCTCCAGTTACTGCAGGGGATGTTGCTCCCGCTCCAGTACTAAGTTGAGTAACTTCCTTAATTTTCTTTCCTTGTCCAGACCAAGCAACTTGTGCTAGTCCCTCAATATCAAAATCAATTGATGCTGAGCCTATTGAACAATCAGAAATTTTATAAATTGAAACTCCTTCTGTTCCAGTTGTATATACACCTGTAGCAGTATCTTTTGCTGCTCCAAGTACGAAGTACAAGTCAAAAACACCTAAGGCAACTTTATTTGAGTTCTGAAAGTTAAATACATTCGGTTCCCAAGATGCCGCTGTAGGTGCTCCTGTTCCGCCAGCTGCTAAGTTATAAGTAGTTGCGGACATTGCTCCCCATAAAGGGCCTTCTACTGCAAACTTTTTAGATGAACCTGCGTGTCCGTTGGACGCCCAAGTATCGGCTGCTGCTGAAGTAGTAGGTCTCATGTATGTACTGAAACTCCATTCTGCAGGTGCAAAAGAATCGTTGAACATTGCTCTACCTCTTTTGCTGTTTCCTGATGAGTCAGCTGCTTCGTTCAAAGTAATCTCTGAACTATTTGTTGCCTGACTGAAGGAGTAACCATCTAGTACTGGTATTTCGTAAAGCGCATCGTCTGTGCCATCAGCACTCGCGTGGAACTTCATAAATACTTTGGTATCTCTACTAAAATGAAATGCCATTTTTTTCTCCTAATATTCTCTGAAAGAGCCGTACTAAATATTTATTTAGCTTAAGCTTTTTCTAGTATTGTACCTCACAAATGACTTCTCCGACACCGAGAGGTTCTAATACTCCTTCGTCTGTATCTACGCTTAAGATTGTAGTCTTAGCTGTAGATTGAGACGCTCCTGTCGAATCTGTATACGTTAAAGGATCATTATCCTCGAGTACAGTTTCGACATCTTCTAGTAACTCTTCAAGTGCTAATATGACGTCATCATTGTCGTTCACATAGCATCTGATTGTTACTCGTAAAAATCTAAATCTGAAACCCGCTCCTTCATATTCGCGAGTCTCTTGCCCTGCCCCTACTTGTATTGCTGGAAAGTCTTGAACTTCGTCCCAGAATCTAAGTCTTGGCTCTACACTTTGAACGGAGCTTCTAAAGGGCGCACTCCCATTCAAACTTTCATACAACTTATCTGCAATCGCTCCAACTATGGACCGCCTACGCGTTGAATGTTTTCGTGCTGTAGTAGCGTCCATTATGTTCTCCTAATTGTAGTAGGTTGTCTTCCTAGTATTCCCATTGCAAGTTCTCTAATACTTGCTCCTATAATCTTTCGAGGGTCTCTTTGAGTACTCCCCTGTTTATTTCCAGGCTCAAAAGTTTCATAAGGGTCTCTCATATAAGTATAATCTACTCCTATACCTCCTCTTGGACCTATGTTTACATTCTCAACTCTAGCTGAGTTTGCAAATCTACCAGTTCTAAATCGTAGCGCTGGTGATGTCATTTTACTTGCTACCATTTCTGGGAGCATTTCATTTAACAAATTCCTTAACTCTATAGGACTTTGTGCTGTTTTCCCTTGACTTCTTTGTTGGGCATTTTTCTTAAGTCTTGTTCTAGCTACAGAGGCTGCTGCTATACTTTTGCCTCCAGCTGAAGCTTTATTACCTTTCTCTGTTCTGACTTTCCCTTTCTTTTTCTTTAGAGCCTTTCTGCCACTTTTAGCTAACTTCTTGTTAACTTTATACCTCATATTTGCATTTGTTTTATGAGGAAACAAGTTATCTATTATTTGTTTTTTACTTATAGCATCTAAAGCATCTAAAGGGCCTTCACTATCTCCCCATAATTTATTTGCTCTTACAGGGCCAAGTCCTTTTACCCATTTTTGTGCAATTCTTACAAACTCATCTTGACCTTTTTTACTTCCAAAAGTTCGTCTGAATAGGTCTGCAATTCCTGCATCAAAAGCTCCTGTGTTCTGCCCTAGTTCACTAGGATAGATGGAGCCTTGAATCACAAATTCATCTAATATTTGTGTCATTGACCTACTCTGATTTACAGAATGGTCATAATTAAAATAGTCTGTTAAAGTACCTTTAAGTACTTTTGTTAACATACCAAGAGTTTTATCTCCAGAAGTTTGTATTGCTTTAGCCGCGTATGTTATACTCTTATCAACAATGGTACCCGATGCACCCGCTGATTTTGCAGCGTCTATGCCAGTGTTATCAGCAAAAGCATCTTGTACAAGTGCTTTTGCTTTTTTAGTACGCTTATCCATGCCCATAATTTCTTTACGAGCCGTCTTATTAAAGTCAAAT